AAAATTATGTTTCCAAGAAAATTGGAGATAAATACCGAGTGTGGGATCAGGAAGCCGTGGTCATGCGAGAATACGGTGAATACGAAAATGCGTCAAAGTATATCAGAGTAGAGGTCGACGATACAGTTCGGAACGGCATCGCGAATCCCGTATACTTGCCATTTGGAGTCTATGGCCCGTCTAAAATCACTGATGTAACCATCGATAAGACAACCATGACCCCGGCGGCCGTTTTAGAACAGGGTTCTGCCGGCCCAGACGATAATCCACAAGCAGGAAGTCAAATTAATACAGGTTCTTTGGATCTATATGAGGTCAAACTCAAATTTCCAGAGACTACACTGAGGATTTCATCTTCTGCCGGCGGCTTGACAGACCAAACTGATGCATATTTTGGCCTAAATGTCTCGGCCTACCTAGAAAATAGTTCTTTTTATAGTAGCGATAAGGCAGATGCGGGATACGCGGACTATGTTTATCCTCTCGGCGGCGTTGCAACATCGAATACTACGCCTCAATGGGCGTTTAGTTTGGATGAGGTTGTACAGCCTTTGGGCAAGAACTACTCTTATTATCTTTCTGGTTCCCGCGTAGATGGCGACTCGCTCTCTGCCTCTGGAAGCTGGAGAGACGTTGTTGATAATGATTGGGTAAGATTCACTACAGCGCTGGCTGGTGGCTTCGACGGCCTTGATATCCTTGATGTGGAGCCATTCAGAAATTCCGGAATGTCAGGAAAAACACTAGAGACGAGTTATGCTCTGAACACGGTAAAAGAGGCAATAGATATTGTTTCGGACCCAGAAGCAGTGGCGTGTAATCTAATCGCAGTTCCTGGAATAACAAACGATACCATTACAAATCACATGATTCAGACTTGTGAAACGAGGGCAGATGCTTTGGCAGTCGTTGACTTGCCGAATGTTTATTTGCCATTTACTGAAAATTCATCAGTGTATGCAGACCCGGCTGTTAGATTGGGGAGCGTCTCTTCGGTCGTTTCTAACCTTCAAAACAGACAAATTAATACTTCTTATGCGTGTGCATATTATCCTTGGGTTCAGATCCAAGATACAGTATCTTCCAACAATCGCCTATGGGTACCCCCATCAGTCGCGGTTCTTGGAACGCTCGCCTCATCCGAGGCACAATCGGAAGTTTGGTTCGCTCCCGCAGGATTTAATAGGGGTGGGCTATCGCAGGGTTCCGCAGGAATTCCTGTTTTGAATGTTAGTCAAAAACTAACATCGAAAGAGAGAGATAAGCTTTACGATGCTAGCATCAATCCAATCGCCTCATTTCCAAATGAGGGAATCGTTATCTTCGGACAAAAAACTCTCCAGATTACTCCAAGTGCTTTGGATAGAATCAATGTCAGGAGAATGCTAATTCTTGTTAAAAAGCAGATTTCGATTTTTGCAAATACAATTCTCTTTGATCAAAACGTCGAAGTTACTTGGGAGAGATTTAAGGCTCTCGCCAATCCGTTCCTTTCAAGCGTTAAGACGAGACTTGGATTGAGTGATTATAAGTTGGTTCTGGACAATACAACGACCACGCCGGATTTGGTCGATCAGAATATCGTATATGCTAGAATTTATTTGAAGCCGGCGAAGGCAATTGAATACATCGCACTTGACTTTGTGATTACAAATCAGGGCGCTGGATTTGAGGATTAAAAAATGATTTTATTTGACTTATTGACTACATATAAGAAAGAGGGGAGACTTTAAGAAATGGCGAATGATTTTTGGACAACAGCGGGCGTAGACCCAAAAAGAAAATATAGATTTACGGTTCAACTTGCTGGCGGCGAAGTCGGGGATACCCCGCTGGGAGCGATTGCTCCACTTTGGTTTGCAAAAACAGTTGATAAACCAGAGATTACCGTCAATACAGCAGACGTTAATTTCATGCAACACAAATTTTACTTTCCCGGTACCGTTGAGTGGAATGAGGTTTCTCTCGTCTTGACAGATCCAATCAGCCCGGATGCAGCAGGTGCGACAGCATCCCTCTTGTCAAGGATGGGATATTTAGGCCCAGAAGGAGCCGTTCAAAATAAGTTTTCTATAAGAAAATCATCAGCTTTTGAAGTCATAATTAAGCAAGTTGATGCCAACGGGATAACGCAAGAACAATGGACATTAAAAAATGCATTTTTAATCAAGCTTGGATATGGCGAACTGGATTATACTTCCGAGGATTTGTCGGAAATTACGATGACATTTAGATACGATTGGGCCGAAATTACTACCGTAGAGGAAGGCGGCCCCATCTTCGCTGGTAAGTAAGGTAAAATAAATTTATAACAAGAGGTGAAAATTGGCTAGAAATAATAGGAGCCGCCTAGGAAAAGAACTAGGCGATACAGAAGTTCCTCAAGACGATCCCGTTGCTGCAACAACGCAAGCAGATGGATTGAGTTTCGCAACACCAACAGAGTTCGTAGAACTTCCTTCAAGGGGGCTTTGCTATGCAGCAGATCACCCGCTTTGTGGTGTTGAGAGCGTTGAGATAAAATATATGACAGCAAAAGAAGAAGATATTCTTTCTTCAAAAACCTTGATTAAGCAAGGTGTTGCAATTGAGAGATTTCTCAAAAGTATCATTATCGATAAATCAATAAGAACTGATAGTTTGGTAACTGGTGATAGAAATGCTATCTTGGTGGCAGCCAGAATCAACGGCTATGGTTCGGAATATTCAACGAAGGTGACATGTCCATCATGCTTTACTTCTTCAGATTGTGAATTTGATCTTTCTGAAGTAGAAATTAAGGAATTTAATGAAAATCCAGAAGATGCCACTTGGACAGATTCTGGAAATTTGCTGGCAACTACCCCGATTACTGGTGTGGAAGTAGAGACACGCCCATTGACGGGAAAAGATGAGATGTATCTTGCGAGAACGCAGGAGTCGAAAAGAAAGAAAAAGTTGGCAGAAACAACATTGACTGATTTGCTAAAAACAATTGTTGTATCAGTTAATGGAAGAGAAGAGAGGAATTTAATAAACGAATTCATTGAAGTGATGCCTGCGAGGGATTCACGCCACTTGAGAACAACATATGAGGAAAATATCCCGAATGTTGATATGACACAAGAATTTGAGTGTCCTAATTGTAATTATCGAACGGCCCTGGAGGTGCCGTTCACTACGGACTTTTTTTGGCCTAAGTGATGAATACATCAAGTCGGTTTATGAAGAATTCTTCTTGATGAAATATCACGGTGGTTGGAGCTTTATTGAAGCATATAATTTACCTATAAAAATTAGGAGATGGTTTCTGCAAAGGTTATCTGATCAAATTGAAAAAGAAAGTAATGCAATAAAAAAATCACACAAAACCAAGAGATAGGGAATATTTCTTGGTTTTTTACTATTTATTTCAGGAGAAGGTATACCGTGACTGATTTTTGGACAGACAAAGAAGCAATCCCACTTCAAAAATATCGTTTTGTGGTTCAGGTGAATCTTTATGCCGGCACGCCAAGTTATGAAGGTGAAGATTTTAAGATTACAAATATAGAGAGATTTTATATTCCCAAACACTTAATAAAGTCTGTAAATTTGCCAGAATTATCGCTCACAATTGACAACGACGCGGCCAATATTGGTGGCAGCCAAATAATGGAAGGTCGCGACCCAGTTAGTACAGATCTGGAAATAGTTCTATATATGACACCTTATCTTATGAGAAAAATAAGAAATATGATGATGACATATTATAACTCCGACTTGAAAAACAAAATGAATTTGGCGGCCAAACCTCAAGTAGAACTTCAGAATGAATCAAACATACTGGTCAAGGTCCTTAACCCAGAAGGCGAAATAGTTAAAACTTTGGGATTTTATCAGGTTATTCCAGTTTCTTATGATTTGGGAGACCTTGAATATGGCTCCTCGGATGTTGTCGAGGGGAATATTAAATTTCATTTTAACTCCACCCACGACAAGGCGCCAGCCATCGAGGAGGGCGCCACGGGCCCCATAAATCCCTCCCCCACCGTCCAAGACAAAGTGAGATCACCTGATAAAAAAAATGAGAATCAACCCTATCGACCCTTGGGTCGCCGAGAATAGTAAGGAACAAAGTAAATGCAAGAAATAGAAATAGATTTAGAAGAAATGAAGAAAAACGAAGACATGCTCAACGAGAGTTTCTTGAGAATGTATGGAAGTATTATTCAGCTTGTCCTTAAGCAAATGTTTGGCGCTCCAATTTTTAGCTCTGGGAGCAAAATAAAGGGCAAGCCAGCAGACATCAAGGCATTCGCTCGTGCAATTGGTGGAGAAAAGAAATATATAGAAGCTGTCACGCGCCACGGATTAAACAATCCAAAAACATATAGGCAGAAATCTGTTTTACAAAAAGCAACAAAGGCATTTGAAAAGACGACAGGAATCAAGTGGCCGTTTAAATGAGGGTAATAATCTATGGCAAACGGTAATAACCTACAGTTAGATCCAGCAGTAGTCATTCGCCTTACAGAAGCGTTGGAAAAATTAGATGCGACTATGCCTCCTTTGGTTAAAGCATTGGTGACGATGACGGCAGCCCTCGCAGATGGATCAGAGGGTGGTGAAGCCCTTGAAAAAGTTATATCAGAACTTGGCGGCTCTCTTGGGTCGTTTAGTGCCCTTGCAGACAGCGCAGCTGACTCCGTTGCAAAAGCTGAGAAGGCAATGGGGGAATATGGAGATCGAGTACAGAAGGCCCTGGGAATCCAAAGTAACTTCCTTAATAGCATCTCGCAAGACATAGCACTAACGTTAAAGAGCGCAAAAGCCCGAAAGAATCTTATCAAAGGTTTAAAGGAGGGTGGCGCCGCCTCCATAGCGGCAGCTGCAGCTTTTAATCTGTCTACGAGAGCATTATCCACGCTGATCATTGGCACTGCTGAACTTGCGGTTGCAACCGACGACGCCTTGGTTGCTTTCAACAGACAGACCGGCGCCTTTGATTTATATGGAAGGGAAATAACAAATCTTGAAAAAGATATGATGAAATACAATGTCCTCATAGGCGATGTCGCAAAAAGTTATACGTCTATGACAACAAATGTTACGGACCTGAATAAGATGTCAAAAGCATCCAGAAAAGAGCTTGGCGAAACAACTGCTATATTAAATGAGTTGGGCGTCGAATCCGACATAACAACAGAAAATTTTCAATTTATGACAAAGGTATTGGGAAAATCTGCACGACAAGCGAATAGGACAAACAGAGATCTCTTTGTTCTTGCGCGGGCAATTGGTATGCCACCGCAGCAGATGGCCCAAGATTTTACTGCCGCAATGCCGAGACTGGCAGCATTCGGTTCCAGCGCAACAGATGTTTTTCAAAAATTGGCAGTAAATGCAAGGGCGTCTGGCATGTCCGTCGAACAGATGTTAAATATTACAGAGAAATTTGATAAGTTTGATACAGCAGCAGAAGCTGTTGGAAGATTGAACGCAGCCCTCGGCGGACCATACTTGAGTACCCTAGAAATGGTTACCACAACGGACCCCACAGAAAGAATGAAAAAGATGGCAGACGCAATAAACTCAGCTGGAAGATCTTTTGATAATATGGAATATTATGAAAGAAAAATGATAGCAACCAGTATGGGACTAAGCGATGTTAATGAGCTTGCCTTGGTTATGCGAGGGGAATTTGATTTGCTCCCTGGCGCCATCAAGAAAACATCATCCGAGATTGTCAATCTCGCAAAACAAACTGCTGATTATAATACCATTGTGGAAACAATGGAAATATTAATAAGGCAAATTGTAATTCAACTTGGGCCAGTAATAAACGGCATTAAAAATTTCACAATGGGCCTAATCAGAATTATAAATTATGCGCCATCCTTTAAGTTGGTCCTGGCAGGAATGGCAGCGGCATTCACGGCATTTTCTCTGATAGTTATAGCTGGCATTATCGCAATAATGTTTTGGGCTGGTGTTGCCAGCGTTGGCATCGTCACAATCATCCAATTGGTGGTTGCGGCTCTTGCTGTTTTAGCCGCCGGCATCGCTGCCACGGCTGGACTCGTGTATTCTTACTTGGGAAATCTGGGAGTTATTTTTGATTCCACAAATCTTGCTGCAAGTGGCTTGAAGATTGCCATCATTGGCTTATTGGCCGTTTTCGCCCTCCTGTCCGGTCCACTTGGTTGGACGATGGGAATCGCAGCCGCTATGACATATGCTTGGATCCAAGTATTTATATATTGGCAGGAAATTGTGGACGGGTTTATGAAAATAATAAAACCTCTCCAGCCAAGAATAAAAGAATTGCAAAAGAGATTCGGGGAGCTTGGAGATTCGACACAGGGTGCCGGAACCGCATTCGAGACTTTTGGTAATATTGTTTTGTGGGCATTGGAACATGTGGTATATGCCGTCATAGATAACGTTCTGACGCTGTACGAGATACTTATGCCTGTGATAGAAAGTTTAGATATCCTCATTATGAAATCGGGAGCCTGGAAAGTGATTCTTGGCGCGCTTGCCACCGCCGCCTTGATTCTTTTATAGCCCCTTATCGTCTTCGTGTCCATAGCGACGGTGCTCTTGAAGATAGTTGCTTGGCTCCTCCAGAAGTGGAGAGATTTTGCCGATCAATTTATTTTCACGGCCGAGGCGTTTGACAAATTCACCGAAGCCGCCGAAAGAGTCGCTGCTGCGATAAACTGGGTATTTTCATCAATCCAAGCGTTGGGCGTCGGCCTTGCTGATAAACTTGCCAGTCCGGGCCTTTTGGAGTTGCTTGATATGACGGCAGCGCGCTTTGGAATATTGGGAGAAGCGATCGCAGCCCCCCTCCGTCCGCTGGCCATGTTGCTTGATAAAATGAGAGAGTTTGCAGAATATGTATTTAAAAATAGTATTTTTGGAAAAGCCTTTGGTATGATATCCTCTCTTACTGGAGCGGCTTTCGGCGCAGAAGTAAGTGGATCAGTGACCGGAGAAGCAATAGTCAAGGGTTCAAAAACAGACAATATATCAAAAGAAGAAGAAAGACAACTTCTTGCAGAAGCAATTGGAAAAGAGGTGAGCAAGCAAATCGTGGAAGCCTGGAAGGGTGCCCCGCCGCTTGAAGGAAAAATAGCAATAGATACAATTTTTAGCCCAACAGCACTATTTAATTTTGTATCAAGGGGCTTCGATCTTCAACAGGCAGGGAAGCCCATTAACGTTGCAAAAATGCTGGGCCACACGCCCGCGAAGGGAGTAAAATAAATGGCAAAAAATATATTACGACTACAATATCTGCCTAGTCCGGATGTTTATTATGATTTCGATACTGGAATTGATTCTCTGAATGTCACCACTAATATGCAGTGGGACTCACAGAGCGTTTATGGAAGAAGGGATCCTATACAAACATATAAATCTTCCGATGATAGTTTTTCGCTTGCGTGGCCGGTGAATAGTCCCGATAAAGTTCTGTTTGACAATTTAACATATATGCGAAGAATGATT